CTGGATACTATCTTCAAGAATTTTCTTGTGACGTTCTCGCTAAAGTTGTTTTTGGCGTATCTGAAAGCTCTATGGAAAACTTCGATTGTATCTGTATGGACCATTCTCAATTTGACAATGTAGGCGATGAATTCTTCTTCTTCCGTTAGCTCATCTTTCTTATTACACAATGTCCATCTTGTTGCGGAGTTCTTAAAATTCATCACTTTGATCGTTGTTTCATAAGTTGTTAAAATTCCATTCTCAAACTTCTCTAGAAGTTGATCCAAAGGTTCATTCTCAAAATCAATACTTTTGAACATTCCGTTAGTCATGTTCTCCATAGAAATCCTGTTCAAATGAAACTTAGAATCAAGCTCCAAATCTGGCTTGGTACGAAGTGAATCTTCAACTTTGATGTCAAAACATGGAACTATCACTCGCTCTAATCTGAACAAAGATGCCCAAATGTCTCCAGTGGAAAACATTGTATATCCTTTATCAAGTGTAAGCAAATGAATGTTGTTTCTAAACAAGATAGTCCACAATCCAAATATGTAGTTTGTATTTGACGGGATTGGCAAATAGTGCATCTGAATTGATGTTAAAATTGATCCCATCTCAGCGATTTGTGAAGCTGTCATTTCCTGACCGGAAACTGAACTCAAAACCCTGTGATACAATTCTGATGTTGCTTTCATGTAGTTGACCTTAGAAAATCTGAATTGGATTGCTGACTTTGGACAAAGAACAAAATTATCAACCAGTATAAAATGGCCCTCCGTCTCTTCGATGTGTTTTAGAATGTCCGAATCTCCTAGCTGTCTTTGCAAGTGACTATTCCAATGAATAGGACATCTCATGCTTGGCTTGAAATCAGCATGATTTGAAAACTTTGTGGTCTTTGATAACTGGACGTGTTTTCGTGTGTTGATAATCTTGTCTCCAGTTAATCTTTGTTGTTTTCCTGTTGTTCCTCCTCGAATTTCTTTCACGATCTCTTCCGAAACGTCAATTCTGTAAGCATCACCGATTTCTACTATCTTCTCATTCGGCAATGTAAACTGAAAATCATTTGGAAGTATCATGGTTGTATCTGTTGGATTTTCGACAACCCGGACAATCGAGGATTTGATTGTTACTACTGGTCCTGGATTTTTCTCAATGTCGAAAAGTATTTCTGCTCCATAGCCTCTTCTGTGATCTTCCCAGAGTCTAACAAGTCCATCAATGGGTACTGCATGCCAATCCACATGTTGGCTTTCCCCCCAGGCCTTGTCATATCCTTTAAGATTGTGCAAATCCATGTCTATTCCTGAGGCTTCCATTGTTGACAACACATTATAAAGACGGGGAGTGACAGGGACCAATGTTGCTACATCGCATCCCCATCTGCCCTCGTATCTTTGATAAATGTGGCGGATGGTGGTGAATTGTTGTTTTGCCATGCTCCTTCGAAGTCCGTACAGACTTTCAACTGGCTCTGCGCTGTTTTCTTCGCAAGTGATCACCATTATCACTTCTCTGTCATACATTTTGAGTTTTTCACTGCCTGTGTAAATGAAAAACTCCAATTCACTGTCGCACCATGTGTCGACATTTTCTGTTTTTCTGATGAGAACTTTTCTACGTCTTTCTTTTCTCTTCTCTTTTTTCTTCTCGGTTCGTGGCGTTGATCCCACTTTTGGCCCTGTGAACAATCCGGAAGGACGGATTTTATAATGGGCACACACACATTCTTGGGTCACCTTGATGGGATAAGAAGCAAGGTATTCTTTGATCTTCTCAGGCATTTGTTTCTTCTTGCTTGGTGCCAAGATGGCTTCAACTGATGAACTCGGAATTTTTGTGAAAGCTGTCGTTTTCGGATTCATTTTGTTTGTTGTCTGCATATT